AAGAAAAACCCAAGCCCCCGTCCCCTTCTTTGCTCTTATCTGGAACAAACCAAACCAGTTCAGGTGGTTTCAGTTTGGCTGCGCCTGAGTCGCCTGAGTTCGGCAGGGTTTTGCCACGGTTGGAAACGCCGATTGTTGCAGGCCCTTCTTATGGTGATCTAGTTGCAGGCTGGTCAGAAAGAGTTATGGGTAAGACTTTGTTTCCATGGCAACGTCATGCTTTGAATGGCCAGTTGACCCATGATGAGAACGGCGACCTTGTGCATCGTGAGTCGCTTTGCAGCACAAGCAGGCAGAACGGCAAGAGCGTTGCACTAACGGCGCTCATCGGCTGGTGGCTCACTGACTTTGCAGCGATGCGTGGCAAACCGATGCGTGTTCTTTCTACGGCCAACAAACTAGATCGTGCTGTTGCCATCTTCAATGAACTTGCCCCGGTACTTGAAGCGCACTACGACGCCAAGGTCACCTGGTCTTATGGGCGCAACAAAGTCGAGATAGGCAACAGTGTGTGGGAGGTTCGTGCTGCGACGCCTCATTTGCATGGTGGTACTTACAATCTCATTATTGTGGACGAAGTTTGGAATGTCACGGAGGAAGTTTATTTTGACGCTCTTAGGCCGTCACAAATTGCTGTGAAATCTCCGTTGCTTTCTTCGTGGTCAACCAGTGGCGATGAGGGGTCAAAGACTATGCAACGTCTTCGTGAGCAGGCACTGGGGGCGATTGACAAACACAAACAGACACGGCTTTATTTTGCTGAATGGTCATTGCCCGATGTTGACCCGAATGATGATTCCTATTGGCGTTGGGCAAACCCAGCCTTGGGGGAAACCATTACCCTTGACGCTCTTCATGCAGCTGCAGAATCCCCCGATCGTGCAGCGTTCCTTCGAGCGCACCTGAATCTGTGGGTCTCATCGGCTGATGCTTGGCTTCAGCCTGGCGTCTGGGAAAAACTTAAGACCGAGCAGGAATGCCCTGCCGGTGGCGTGTTGGCTGTGGATTGTTCTGTGGATAGTTCCAAGTATGTGGGCATTCGCTGTGGACTAACTGAGGAACAAACAATTGTGGCAACGGTCGAGTTCTCTACCGAGTCGATGAAGGAAATGTGGCTACAAATTGAGAAGGCTATGGAGGCAGACCCGAAACTGCGTCTGGTCATCTCGCCAACTCTTGACGTGCACACCCCCGAAAAGTTAGAACGCAGGCGCACCACTTTTGGCTATGCAGAAATCCTCAAACTGACAGCCCTTACTAGATCGCTAATTTTGGAGCATCGGGTTTTGCACCGTGGCGAAGAACTACTAGCAAGCCATGTCAACAGGGCTGTTTTGGCTAGGGCTAACGGTCAAGTGGTTATCTCTTCCCAGCGTTCACCGGGGCCGATTGAAGCAGCCCGACTTTTAGTGGTTGCTGCAGCGATGGTCTCACGCCCGATAAATACTGGCAAGGCTGCAATGGCTTTCCGTAGATAGTTGCATTTGCAACAAATGTGTGTAAGACTCCGAGCGTGGGTCTTTTCTCTCGCAAAATCCGAGCCGAATTCGCCAGTGCGCCTATCAAGGCTGCTGCTGGTGTCGGCTCGTCCGGAATCCCACCGTTTTACTCATGGAGCAGTGGCACTTTAGAAACGCTTGCGCTTACTTTGCCTACGGTTTCACGCTCTTATGATTTGATGGCTTCGACCATTGGAAGCCTTGAGTTCAGGCAATGCACAAAGCAATGGACAGGCGAAAAATACGAAAAGATTTATGTGCCAAACGAAACGTGGATGGAACGCCCTGATCCAAATGTGCCACGCCAGTTCATGCTTGCAAACACCTTCAAAGACCTCTGGTTTTATGGGAGGTGCTTCTGGTATGTGACCTCTAGGAATGCTGGCGACGGTCGCCCAATGTCTTTCCGTTGGCTACCAGCTGCAAACATTCAAACCCCTGACGAAGTAGGCCCACAGTATTTTGGGATGACGGACAACATTCAGTTCAACGGCGTCAACCTTGACGCATCGAATGTGATCACATTCTTGTCGCCAACAACTGGCCTTGTTTTTACAGGTAGCAGAGCGTTCAACATTGGCTATCACTTAGACCAAGCAGCCGACCGTTACGCAACTATTGAAACTGTGCCTGGCTACCTCCAACAAACTTCTGCTGGCGAAACAATGTCGGGTGAAGAACTAGGTGATCTTGCTTCGTCTTGGGCGCAGGCTCGCCGTGATGGAAACGTCATTGGCGCACTCAATAACTTTGTTGAGTTCGTCGAGTTTGACAAAGACCCGATGAGTGTCAACAGCGAACAACGCCAGTATCAAGCGTTAGACCTTTCGAGGCTCTGTAGCGTTCCTGCTTATCTCGTTTCGGCACCAACCCCCGGTGCTTCAATGACCTATCAGAACGCACAGCAGGCTCGTCAAGACCTTTGGTTGTTTGGTGCACAGATGTATGCCACAGCAATTACACAGCGCCTATCAATGGATGACGTGTTGAGCCGTGGACGCCATGTTGAATTTGACCTTGACGATCTACTTGAGCAGAACGACATGGCCGAAATGTACAAAGAACCTGAAGTGCCTACACCATCGGAGACAGAATTATCATGATCAGACTTCAAGCCATCCCAGTGACACTGGATGCTGCTGCAGGCGAAGATTCGCCACGCACCATCACAGGCGTTGCCGTACCTTGGGATGTCACAGCGACAGTTTCAGACGGCACAAAGGTTTCTTTCCTTCGTGGTGCTTTTGACCTTGAAGCAAAGAACCCGAAACTTTTGGAAAATCACGATTCTTCGCAGTTGCGTGGCGTCGTGACTGAACTTGCAGATTCAGAAGAAGGACTTTTGTTTACTGCAAAGTTTGCCAAGACCAGAGCATCAGATGATGCAATTGAACTTGTCAAGGCAGGCGCTTACGACTCCGTAAGTGTCGGAGCAATCCCATTAAAGTTCACAACCACGAAAGACGGAACAATGATTGTTTCTTCAGCATCGCTAGAAGAAATCAGTCTTGTTGCATCGCCGGCATTTAAGGATGCCATCATCACAGAAATCGCTGCTTCAGAACCTGAACCAGAAGAAGAAGCAACCGAAACCCCCAACAACGACACTTCCGAGGAGGAAACCATGTCACAAGAAAACCCAACAGCAGTCGAGGCTGCAGTTCCAACAACCCCAATTTTTGCACAGGCTCGTCGTGTTGTGGAAATTCCAACAGCAGTTCAATACATCGCAGCAGCAATCGCAGGTGGCGACCAGTGGCGAGCAATGTCAGAAGCACTCCGTGCAGCTGCACCCGACATCGTCACAAACGACACACCTGGCCTTTTGCCAACACCAATCTTGTCGCCTGTTTACAACAACTTCATTGGTCGTCGTCCAATCGTTGATGCAGTCGGCGTACGTGCAATGCCACAAGGTGGCAAAGTGTTCATCCGTCCTGAAGTAACCACGCACACAACCATCGGTGCTTCTATTGCTGAACAGTCACCATCGCAAGGCACACTTGTTGTTTTCAACAACCAGGTCACCAAGCAAATTTTTGGTGGATATGTGAATATCAGCGAAGCCGATATCGACTGGAGTGATCCTGCAATCTTGTCCGTCGTTCTTGACGACATGGGCCGTATCTACGCCAACGCAACAGACAACTACGCAGCCGACCAGTTGGCTTCAGGTGCAACCACCACAAGCAACTTCACTGCAGCATCTGTTGATGATCCGTCTTACTGGGCAGAATGGGTTGCAAATGCAGCAGAAACCATCCTTTCTGCATCAAACGGCAACTTGCCAACGCATATGTTCATGAACCCATCAATGTGGGCCGAACTCTTGAAGTTGTCCGACACTGCTGATCGTCCTTTGTTCCCACAGGTAGGCCCAATGAACGCATTCGGTAGCCTCGCTCCGGGTCAAGTAAACGGCAACGCCTTTGGGCTTCAGGTTGTTGTTGATCGCAACTTTAACGCTGCAACCACAATCATTGGTGATGCCACTGGCTATGAACTGTTCGAGCAGCAAAAAGGGGCCATCAGTATCGACTCACCCTCGACGCTCTCACGGACACTGGCGTTTAGAGGGTACTTTGCAGCCCTAATGATTGACTCAAGCAAGTTCGTCAAGGCTACTTTCGTCTGATAAAGACGAACTAAAAGGAACTGAAGAACCATGGCCACTTACGACTTAGCGTTTCACACACGCCTAGACGGTGTTGTGGTTCTTCAGACCTTCGTTGAAACTGGCATCCAAGTTGGCGATGTTGTCACCATCGCTGGCGCAGGCCACAACATTAACGGCACACACACCGTTCTATCAACGCAAGACAACGAATACATTGGACAGTCAGACGAAGGCGACTTTGAGTTTGACAATGAAGTGATTCGACTGTTTCAGTTTCTTTTTCGAGACGCTGACGGTGACCTAGAGCGTTCTGTTGCTACAGGAACTGTGACCTTCACACCGTCTGTATCGTGGATACAGGCTTCCGATGTCACAAGTTGGTTAGGTATTGACGTGGCTACTGCTAACGACACGGCCTTCATAACGGTCTGCGTCAATGCCACCA